TAGAAACGGAACTGTCCGCCGCTCGTCAGGCGGATATGGAGGCCGTCGCTCGTGGAGTCGAGATGCCAGAGTATCAACGGTTGGTGGGAGGCATTGCCTTTGCCGGGCGGACACTAAGAGCATTAACGAACCTTAAAAGAGCACTACAAGGAGAGGATAGCAATGGCTAGAATGACGATGCAAATGGCTTCGAAAATACAGATTGCCCCGGAGGTAATGCCGGTGCCTGTAGGGTATAAGCTGCTGTGCGCCTTGCCTGAAATTGAGGATGTCAGTAAAGGAGGCATTGTACTGACACCGCAAACGACCGCTGACGAACGTACCGCGTCACAAGTGCTGGAAGTATTAGCGTTAGGCCCACAAGCCTACACCGATACCGAACGTTACAGTGCGCCGTGGTGTGCGAAAGGGGACTACATTCTGGTGCGTCCGTTTGCCGGAGTGCGGGTTATGGTGGGTGGTAAAGAGTTTCGGCTCTTGAATGAGGATATGGTAGAAGCCGTATTACCTGATCCTTCAGTAGTCACTTCCCTGTAAAAAGGTTCAGTTGTGTAACGTAATAGTTGACAACTGCAAATACTTAATTTATATAAGGAGCACGAGGCTATGAATACCTCTGCAAATGGTTTTGACGATGACGACGATTTTGACGACATCGATAGCTCAACCCTCGTCATGGGTGATATTAACGACGATGACGACGATGACGATATAACGATCGAAGATGACCTCCATATCGAGGTTGTGGACGATACGCCCCTTGAAGATGTGGGTCGTTTGGCTGATCCTGATGCCATTCAGATCGATGACTCCGAAGACGAAGCACAGCAGTACTCCCGAAAAGTACGGGATCGTATTGGTAAGCTAACCGCACAAGCACAAGCCGCTCGACGCAACGCTGATCGTATTCAGCGCGAACGTGATGAAGCAGTAAATGCAATCCAAACGTTACGTAACTCCCAGCAACAAAGTGCTGAACAAATTAAAGCACTGCGAATGCAGCTCCACAACGGAGAAAAAGTTTACGTAGATGAGGTGATTGGGTCTTTACAGGCTCAGCTAGATAACGCTACCGCACGGTACAAAAACGCCTACGAACTCGGGCAAACCGATGATCTCGTTCAGGCAAATAAGGAAATGGCGGCCATTGTCCAACGTATGGAACTGGCTAAGCAGTATACGCCTCCTCCACCTGTAGCAGATCAAGGTGTTGAGTTACCGACACCCGTACCGGCATCGAAGCAACCTGAAATGGATGCGACCACCAAAACGTGGGTGGATCGTAACATGTGGTTCAACGACCCTGATAAGGTTCCGATGCGTAACGTAGCAATGGCCGTACACGCGCAGTTAGTTAAGCAAGGTGTGCACCCCATTTTGGATGCAGGGAAATATTTTAAAACGATTGACCGCGAGATGCGGCAACGATTTCCCGAGTACTCTTGGCCCGATAAACAAAGGAATCAACGTACATTGACCGCAAATAGCAACGGTGCACGAAAAGATAAGGCCAAACAAGTACGCTTGTCTAAATCACAAGTCGCTCTTGCGGAAAGTTTAGGATTAACACCTAAACAGTACGCACTAGAAGTGGCAAAACTTGATAGTAGGAGAGGATAATGAGTCAACCACGCGAAAGACAGACACGGGCTACGGAAGAATTGGACAACACGCAATCGATTCCTTTGACATGGCGACCTTCGGGAACCCTACCCACGCCTGACCCCATGCCGGGGTGGACACTGGGGTGGAAACGGGTTGCGCTACGGGGTGATGTGGACGCAACGAATTGGTCACAGGCAATGCAAGAAGGGTGGAGACCTGTTGACCCTTCCGAACAGCCGAGTTTACGGTATTTGGTCGATGCTGTCCCCGGTGCGGCGACGGATCGATTGGAAGTAGGGGGGTTAGTATTATGTAAAATCCCTCGTGAAGTAGCGCAGCAACGGGAGGACTACTATCAACGTGCTGCACACCAACAAGTACATTCGGTTGACGCTCGGCTAAAGAATGATTTCGCTGGCGATGACCGAGTAAAGTTAGTAAACGAACGCTCGACTACATTTGGTCGAGGTCATATTTAACGAGTAGGGAGGGCAGATTATGCCTATTTTAGCAAATGCAGTTGGGTATGGTCTGCGCCCCGAGCGTATGATCGGTGGTGGCTGCTATACTGGAGCGTTTGAAACGTTCCGTTTAGGGTCGGTAGCGACGGCAACCGCGTTAGCACGGGGTCATTTGGTCACTGTGACTTCGGCGGGTGCGTTCACGGCAGTGATGGGCACCGGACTTACGGCAAATACCGGTGGCGTTATTGGTGTGTTGGAAGGGGTAGAGTACATCGACGCTTCAGGTAAGTACGTAATTGGCACTTACTTGCCTACAGGCACTACCTCCACGACTTCGGGGTATGAAAAAGCGAAGTTACGGATCATCACTGATCCTAATGTGGTGTACTCCGTGATGGCAGATAACACGTTGCTAAAAGCGTGCGTTAGTTCGTCCGGTGCGCAGATTAGCTTAGGCGCACACTGTAGTGTAAGTACGGTTGCCTCATTTAATGGTTCAGGCATCTTCCGTACCGCCGCAGGGTTGGCGACTGCTATAGGTAGCCTCAATACCATTGGTCTGAAGATTGTGGGTGTTCGGGATGAGGTCATTGATGAATCACTGGACGCAACGACGTATGCTGCGTCAGACTGGGTAGGTGATATTTTGGTATGTATTAACCCAACAGTGCATATCGCTACTGCCGCCACTGGCATTAACTAAGGAGTAACGACATGACTATTTCACGCGCACAATTAGTAAAAGAGCTGGAACCCGGCTTGAATGGGATCATGGGCTTGGAGCTTAAACGCTATGGCGATGAGCACCTGAAGATTTACACTAAAGAAACGTCATCGCGTTCGTATGAGGAACGTGTGAAGGCATCGGGGTTTATCGCTGCGCCCGGTAAAGCAGAAGGCGGTCCTACCGCATTTGCTGACGCAGGGGAAGCGTGGTCTACTCGCTGGATTCACGAGACGATTACTTTGGGCTTTAAACTGACCGAAGAAGCGATCGAGGACCAGCAGTACGGTTCGTTGGCTGCTCGGTACACGAAAGCCTTGGGTCGTTCAATGGCGTACACCATGCAGGTTAAGGCGATGGTTCCGTTTAACTCAGCCACTACGTATTTGGCGGGTGACGGTAAAGCACTAATCAGCCAAACCCACACAACCATGATCGGTCAATCGAACGCAAACGGCCCTGCTGTTGCTGTCGACCTGAACGAAACATCGGTCGAAGATGCGATCAATACGATTGCTGGTTGGGTGGATGAGAAGGGTCTGTTGGTGGCTTGCAAGCCTAAGTGCATGTTAGTCCCGCAGGCGCAATCATGGAGTGCGGAACGTTTGTTGCGTACTGCCAATCGTGTAGGGACTAACGATAACGACATTAACGTTATCAACAGTACCAATGCGATCCCCGGTGGTTATCACATCAACCATTTCCTGACGGATACCTCTAAGTGGTTCATTCTGACGGATATGCCGGATGGCTTCGTAATGTTTGACCGTATCGGCCTGAAAACCAAAATGTATGACTCGGATGCGGATACCGGTAACATCTCTTACCGCGCCCGTCAGCGTTATTCGTTTGGTGTAGGTGACCCATTAGCCGTATGGGGTAATGCAGCAGGTGCGTAAGTATCGGTTGCGTTAAAATAAAACCCGCCTTGTGCGGGTTTTATTTTGCGCCCGCGTTTATAATGTTGTAGGCTACACGTACATATTAACGGTTTCATTACCGACTTTTGGAGATAATCATGGCACGTTCAACCCCTTCAGGCCCGTGGAATGCGGGCGTAAAAACACAACTCCTTGACGCGAATAACGTATATCGCGCTCAGATAGGCACCACCGTATTATGCCAGTCGCATAGTGTAGCGGTGGCTGCTGGCGCAACGGAAAAATTTACCTTCGTACTACCTAAAAACGCGAAGCTATTAGCGATCCGTTATGCAACCACGGCAGATACCGCAGGTACCTCTCTGACGTTTACCGCAGGGGCCACTGATGGCGGTGTAGGTTACGTCGCTTCGGTCGCGATCACCGCAGTAAAGGTTCCCACAGCGGCAACGTTAGTTGCTGCGGGATATGCCGCGTTACGTGCGCCTACTACGGATATGCCCGTGTACATTACGTTGGTATCCGTTGGGCACATTGGGGTTGTGGACGTACAAATGGAATACCTACAGTTTGCCGATGCTACGCAAGTCGTCGCCGCATCGCAGGTGTAATGCGTGGCTACTTCAGGGTCGGTTACGTTTGCGCCGACACTGGTTGACATCTTTGAAGAAGCGTTCGAAAGAGCAACCGGTGACGAGCTGCGCCACGGGTATCAGGTACGGTCATTACGACGAAGCCTGAACCTGTTGTTGCTCGATTGGCAGAACCGAGGGTATAACCTTTGGCAGTTGGCTAACGCCACTACGTATGTACTGACCGGGGATAGCACTGCGCCGTTAGCAGCGGACTGTGTGGACACCATTGAAGTGCTGGTTAGTTCCCCTACGGAACAGACCACGTTGGTTACGGCGCTACCGGACGGGGTGACTACCACGGTGGTTGTCGCCGCAGCGTTTACTCCTACCACAGCGTTCTCCTTGCGTATCGAAGATGAAACGGTGCTCGTA